AGTTCTGGACAGGGACATAACTTTACTCCTAGTGGTATGGGAACAGACCACAGAGTTACAGATACACCAAGTAACCCAGCATAACTGTATAAATAAACGTAGGAGAAAAATATGAGTAACGCAAGAAATCTCGCAAATTTGTTAAATGGTGGTGATACAACAATCGCAACTGGTGATGTTGCTAACGGTGCGATATCAACTGCAAAATTAGCAGATGATGCCGTTACGGCTGCAAAGATAGATGATGATGGTACAGGTTTTGCAATGGGTGACTTAACTGTCGCAACACTTAATGCAAGTACAGCAATTTTACCAGACGCATCTGGTGGTGCAGACATAGGTTCTACATCTAAAGAGTTTGGAGATATATATATTGCAGATGATAAAGCAATCAAGTTTGGTAGTAACCAAGATGTCACAATGGAGTATGATGAAGATGGAACAGATACTTTACTTATCACTGGTGACGCAACATTTGCTGATGATAAAAAACTACACTTTGGTACAGGTAAAGATGCAAGTATTGAATATGATGAAGACGGAGATGACCAACTTAAAATAGGTGGTGCAGTTACAGCATTCACAAACGCAGTCATAGGTAAAACAAACACTGCTGGTTCTCAAGGTGGTAGCACAGTTTTAGATTTTGATGCTAATCAAAACTTTGTACTTACTTTAACAAGTAGTATAACTCTTGCAAATCCATCAACAGAAAAAGTCGGACAGTCTGGTTTCATAGTATTCATTCAAGATGGTACAGGTTCTAGAACTTGTACTCTTGGAACAGATTATGAATCAGCTGCAAGTGGTGGAATAACATTGACAACAGCTGCGAATGCAACAGATATAGTTCCTTATGTGGTTGCAGCTGCAAACAGAATATTACTTGGAACACCTCAACTTGCTTTTGGTTAGGAGAATATAATATGGCAGGCCCTATCGGTTCATCACAATTTATGTACAGTTCTGGTGAAGGTGCTTTTTATAGTTATCAGATTGCAAATTCTGTTCATTTCGAATCAGATGGAGGAGATAAAATGACAAGAACTCCTAGCAGTGCTGGTAATAGAAGAACTTTTACTGTAAGTTTTTGGTGGAAAAGAACAGATGTATCACATGGAGGTAACCATATGGTGCCATTTGGTGCTGATGATAATGATGGAGGTGCTACTGTTTGGAATATAAGAATTAGAAATGATGACACGTTTCAGGTTGGAGCAAGTGGAGGTACGGAATATATTTGGTCGCCACAATATAGAGATACTACTGGTTGGGCACATTATATGTTAGCTGTTGATATGACACAAGCAACAGGAGGAAATAGAATTAAATATTATCATAATGGTACACAAGTAACTGATACTTCTGCTTCATCTATATCTGACCGAAATTATCAAACAGAGGTAAACAATACCACAGAACATCAAATAGGAATTATGAAATATGGTTCAAGTTCATCAGATTTTGCTGGATATGTAGCAGAATTTATATTAATAGATGGTACAGCACAAGCACCAACAGATTTAGGCGAATCAAAAAATGGTGTATGGATTCCCAAAGACCCAAGTGGTTTAACTTTTGGCACAAATGGCTTCCATCTTGATTTTGCAAATGCAAGTGCTTTAGGCAATGATGTTAGTGGAAATAATAATGATTATGCAACTACTAATCTTGGCACAGACCATCAAAGTACAGATTCACCAACTTTTACAGCGGATTAAAAAATATGTCAGTAACAGGAAATATATGTGTATGGAATGCTTTAAATATAGGTAGTGGAGGTGCAACTACTTTAAGTGAAGGTAATTTAAAATGTGTAATGACAGGTGCAGACCCTCGTACTACAGGAACTATAGGTGGTATTCCGGCAGACACTGATGGTTATTACTTTGAAACGGTAGCAACTGCTATAGGAGGTGGGGCTTTAACTTTAGGTGTAGTAAATGAAGATAGACATAATTTATGTATGTCTGGACAAATACATTCTCGTTCTGGTTCTTTTATGTGGAGAAGTTATGACAATGGACAATTTTTTAACGCAACTACTACCGTCACGAGTTATGGAGCATTTGCTGATGGAGATATTTTAGGTTGGTTTGTCAAAGGAGGAAAAGTATATGTAAAGAAAAATAATTCTAATGTTGTGGGAGATGTGGCTGCTGGTAGTAATGGTCTAACTATAACAGGAAATTTTTTCTTTCCAGCAATATCAAGAACTGTTGGAGGTGGTGATGCTACTACTTGCACTCTTATAACAGATTCAGGTAGTTGGAATTATACGCCACCTTCAGGTTTTAAATCTTTAAGTGCAAAGGATATGACTATAGGTAGTGGTATAGACCCAGCAGGAGATGATGGTGAAGATGGAAATCCTAAAAAACAATTTGGTGTGGTTACTTATGCTGGTACTGGTAATAATGGTAATGCAATTACTGGTTTAGGCTTTCAACCTGATATGTTGTGGCTTAAACAAAGAGATGCAGATTCAGATTATTCTAATGCTATAGTAGACTCATCAAGAGGTCGTACTAAAGTTATTTATAGTCATGATACTAGAGTTGAAAGGACAAGTCCTGCTAATAAAGATGTTAAATCTTTTGATAGTGATGGATTTACAGTAGATGCGAGTGAGGAAATAGGTATTAATTCGGGCACTGGTACTTATCTTGCATGGGGTTGGAAATGTAATGCAGGCACAACTGCTACAAATACATCTGGTACACTTGCATCTACCGTACAAGCAAATCAAGCTGCTGGATTCTCAATGGTTCAATACACATCAACAGCAACAGATGTCACAATAGGTCATGGACTTTCTTCACCTGTAGACTTTTATTTTATTAAAAAAAGAAATGACCAAGCTAGAGATGCACTTACTTATCATAGGAGTTTAGGGCCTAGTAAATATTTAAAATTAAATGATTCTGCTGCTGCTGGAACAGACACAGGATTGTGGAATAATACAGACCCCTCATCAACAGTTTTTCATGTTGACGGTAATACAACAGAAGTAAATAATCCATCTGGTGTTGCTTATATAGCCTATTGTTGGCATGGAGTTAAAGGAATGTCACATTTTGGTATATTTACTGGAACAAATAATACTGCCGGAGCATTTGTCTATACTGGATTTAGACCAAAAATGTTATTTATAAAATCTTCAACAGCTGGTGAAAACTGGGCTGTTTTTGACACAGCAAGAAATACTTATAATACTGTTGATAAAGGTGTATTTTGGAATTCAAATGTAGCTGAAACAACTGGTTCTGGTGGCGGTTTTGACATAGATTTTATATCAAACGGATTTAAACTGCGAGCTAGTCATGATAATATAAATGGTGCTCAAACTTATGTTTATGGAGCCTGGGGCGATGTGCCGTTTAAGTATTCAAACGCTTTGTGATGAGTAAAACAAAAGACATAATAGATGAAGCATTAGGTGCAGTAGAACTTGCAAAGTCCGAACCTGTGCAAAAGAAAGTTATACCTAGACCTAAAGAAGATAACGAAGACCTAGAGAATGATTACAAGTACCAGAGAGAGAACTTCTACAATCTAGTAGAGAAAGGTACAGATGCGATTGAAGGTATATTAGAAATCGCAAGAGAGAGTGAACACCCTAGAACATACGAAGTAGCTGGTAATCTAATCAAACAAGTCGCAGAAGTTACAGAGAAACTTGGTGACCTACAAGAGAAGATGAAGAAACTAAAGGAAGTTCCAAACAACGCACCAAAGAGTGTAACCAATGCGTTGTATGTTGGTTCGACTGCTGAGTTACAGAAGATGTTAAGGGATAAGAAAAATGACCGATAGTGTATATCTAGGTAATCCTAATCTAAAGAAAGCAAATGTTCAACAAGAGTGGACGAAAGAAGAACTTCTCGAATACAAAAAATGTATGGACAATCCTCAGTATTTTATTGAGAACTATGTAAAGATTATTTCACTAGACGAAGGTCTAATACAATTCAAGATGTATCCATTTCAAAAAGAGATGGTTGGTACATTTCATAAAAATCGTTTTACTATCTGTAAATTACCTCGTCAGTCTGGTAAGTCCACTGTGATGATTTCCTACCTCCTACATTACGCACTATTTAATCCAAGTGTTAATATAGCTATACTTGCGAACAAGGCTGCAACTGCAAGAGATTTGTTAGGACGACTACAACTTGCATACGAACATTTACCAAAATGGTTACAACAAGGAGTAATGTCTTGGAACAAAGGTTCATTAGAATTAGAGAATGGTTCTAAGATACTTGCATCATCTACATCTGCAAGTGCAGTGAGAGGTGGTTCATACAACATTATATTCTTGGACGAGTTTGCATACGTTCCCTCAAATGTTGCAGAACAGTTCTTTAGTTCTGTGTATCCTACAATATCATCTGGTAAAACTACAAAGGTGATTATCGTTTCAACACCACATGGTATGAATATGTTTTACAAGATATGGACAGACGCAGAAGAAAAAAGAAATAGTTATATACCTATCGAAGTTCACTGGAGTGAAGTTCCAGGCCGTGATGACAAATGGAAGAAAGAAACAATTGCAAATACAAGTGAACAACAGTTTCAAACAGAATTTGAATGTGAGTTCTTAGGTTCTGTTAATACATTAATCGCACCATCTAAACTCAGAGTACTTGCATACAAACAACATTTACAAAAGAATGCTGGAATAACTGTTCATAAAAAACCAGAGAAAGATAGAACCTATATGTTAACAGCTGACGTTGCAAGAGGAACACAAAATGATAACTCTGCTTTTGTGGTGTTTGATATAACCGAGATACCATATAAGGTAGTTGTAACTTTTAAAGACAATGAAATAAAACCTTTACTCTTTCCACAGATAATACATCAAGTTGCTCGTGCATACAATCAAGCATTTGTTTTAGTAGAAGTGAATGACATAGGTGAACAGGTCGCAAACAATCTACAGTTTGATTTAGAGTATGATAATCTAATCATGTCATCTATGCGAGGTCGTGCTGGTCAAGTGATGGGTGGTGGTTTCTCTGGTGGTAAAGCACAACTGGGAGTACGAACAACAAAGGCTGTCAAGACAGTGGGTTGTTCTAATCTAAAACAAATAGTAGAGAGTGATAAGATAATCATAGAGGACTTCGATATCATCAACGAGTTATCTACATTCATAGTACATGGTAGTTCCTTTCAAGCAGAAGAGGGTTGTAATGATGATTTGGTAATGTGTTGTGTATTATTCGCATGGGCAAGTGACCAGACTTACTTTAAAGAACTTACGGACAGTGATATAAGACACCAGATGTATAAAGACCAACAGAACCAAATAGAACAGGATATGGCTCCTTTTGGTTTTATTGTTGATGGTTTAGAAGATGAAAACATAGGACAGGTTGTAGATGAATACGGTACTAGATGGTCACCTATTGTTAGAAAGTATGATACAGACTGGTAATTAAAACGTATCAAACTCAATTAAATCATTATCTAATTTAACCCAACAGTTCCTACAAACTATCTTAGAAGTGTTAATAAGTTCTTTTATTTCTACTTGACTTTCTTCGTTTATCCCTACTCTTTTAA